AACAACTAATCACTACTTTGTTAGAGTATCTGCACCAAACGCTAATTATAGTAACAACCCAACATATGTTACTGGAAGTGGAACTGGTCAAATTCAAAACACTTGCTTCCAAAAAGAACCAGTAACCTATGTAACATCAGTTGGTCTGTATAACGATAGACGAGAACTTTTGGCAGTGGCTAAGTTAAGTAGACCAGTTAAGAAAACACCAGACGATGACTTGTTAATCAAAATAAGATTGAATTGGTAATATGGCATCTGAATATGAAGTTAAGGATATTGGATACATAGGTTCTTTATGGCAAGGTCAAGACTCCCAACCAATATATGTTGGTAGAACTCTTCAAGTCATAAACAACCCAAATACAATTCTTTATGGTTTTGGTGGAACAAAGGTAGCTGCATACTTTGCTGATAAAACAAACGTCGATTTAGACACATTTAATCGCCAGTATCCACAGTCAACTCCACAACCTAGATATAGTGTATCCAAGTTACCAGAACAAATTCTACGTCAGATTGAATCGGAAACAAGAATATCATATCAGTTCTTAAAGAACTTAGATGTGATACAATTAAAAGCTGGTTCATCTAACATATCAGTTCCAATTGGTGACGAAAATTCATGGGGATCATTTCAGATTTTCAATTCAAACACCGTAAAGTGGGTTTTATCTGATGCATTACAGTATCTTACGTATTACGTTTTTCTACTAACACCAGAAGAACTAAGATTGGCATCAGAATACTTTTCAAGTGTTCAATCTCAACAATATACTTGGCAGGATGAGGTAATAGCTGACCCAACAGAGTATATTACTTTGAACACTCAACAACCAGTTATTGAACCACCTTTAACTGTTATAGATTTTAGTCCTGAGATAATTCAAGGAAGGTTTCTTGGAAACCCTGTCCCTGATGTTATCTTAGACATTCTATCCAAAATACCGTTTCCATCAAAAGAATATCAAAACGATATTCAAGAGGACATGGTTGATTTTGTTGCAGAGGTAGATGCCGCCGAGGAGTTCATAGAACTTTTGTCACAACCAAGTGCACAAGAACTGTTTTACGTGTCTGCAACTGAAGGAGACGAAGAGTATAACAGGTTAACCGATCTTATTAAGAGAAGCATAGAACAGATACAGATTAAGTATGTTGAAGGATATGAAACGGGAGGTCCAACTCCCGTTGCTCCTGAAAATTTAGGTAATTGAAATGCTTACAATAGATAATGTAAACATATTGTCAAACATAAAGTTTCTTCAACTTATTCAACGATATTTGGATTTTCAAAAAGAAAATGGTTACCCACTTTCCGAGAACATAATCATAGAAAATATCGGTGGTGTTATTGAGTTTAGTTTATTACCAACTGGATCTGTTGATCCATCTACACCGATAACAGACCAATTTCAAGCTGAATTAGATGGGGAATTAGATACATTTGATGAATTTATAGACCAGATAATAGATGATTTGACTGGCGATGAAGATGGGATATACGTCAATAAGAAGTTATCAAGAGTATCTGATTACGCGGTTCCAATATTAGATCACCACACCCGTGGCCTTTTTAAATGCGAACATTACAGTGAGAGGTTGAATACTTTTCACACTGGCTCGTTAACAGAAAAAAACTCAAAGTATTACTTGTCAGTCTACAACAACGCAATTGGAACTGCAAACTCTTATCATCAATTTGAGATAACATATGGTCACATCAGTGGCTCTGGTTCTAGTTATGTTCAAACTCAACAAGATCTTTATCCTTCAAAGACTATGTATCGTAAATACTTAGTTGATTGTTTTGGAACAAACAGTGGAAAGATTCCATTTAAGAATGGAAAAAATGGTGACTACTTCTATGCAATACAAATTGATAGGGAGTTATTCAACGATAGATTAGATGCTGGAAATTTTGAATTATCGTTGTCTCCGTTATCATCAAGTTCGGATCAACTAGTAAATACTGGAAGTGGCTTTTACTCTAATCCATCTTCTAGCACCATATTTACTTTGATAGATGAGAGTGGTGATACAAAAGAGTATGTAACAGAACGAGAAGGTATATCGGAATACTACTACATAACCTCTGGATCACTTAGAGATGGTGTATATGGTGAACCCGAAGATGATGCTTGGGGAATAGTCTTTCCAAAGAAAGGTCTAATTATATTGGATGGTGTTGTGATGGATCAGTCGTGTTCATTCAATACGGTTACCGCTTCAATTGATGGGGACAATATTAGAAAGATGTTTGTTTCTATAAGTGGTTCTTCTTCACCAAATGCCGTAAGAACTACTACTGGTTCATTCTTTGCAAGATCAGTTGATGATAGATACTACGAGACATACTTTTGTAGATCAAATTACTATGAGTTTAATTACTCAAACAACCCAACCTACGTTACAGGAAGTAATGGTGAGATAAAAAATCTCGGATTTAGACGAGAACCAAACACTTACATAACAACAATTGGTTTGTATAATAGAAGAGGTGACTTACTTGCAATTGGAAAACTGCGTAACCCTGTTCTAAAAAATGAAGGAAGTGAATACATTTTTCAAGTTCGTGTAAGGTTGAACTAATATGTCATTTCAATTTGGAAATAGTTTAAGTTTGATTTGGAAGAAACTAAAAAAGGGAGACTATACGGTCAGACCTTTTGAGGTTTACAAACTCTGGAACTTTAACACAGATAGTGGAAGTAGAGATTATTACGGTAATCATGGAATAAACGTTTACAGATCACTGTATGCAGAAAACCACAAATACTACGGTAACGTTGCTACTATATCATCATCCCTATATGATAGGGTATTTACTTCTCAAAGTTTAGACCCAAAGATGTTGTGGTATTACTTAGATCATGTGTATTACACCGATGAATCAAAAGAAAAAGATCCAGCACTACTTGCAGAATTTGAAAGAAAACTTTACTTAGCAGAATCTAGTTCTGTTATGATAATGCCTCGTGGTGTATTTGGTGAAGGTATAAGACGTGGTTCATTTAACCTGGCAAACTTACACGCAGATTCTTCTTCACTAAGATACTCGATAGTGGATGATTCAAAGGGCAACTTAAAAGACGCTAGCTTTGTTGAATCAAATTTTGTTGATGAACAGTTCTCTTACTTGTATATTGGTTTTAATGAGAAGTATAGAGAGTATGAGTTTAGAAACAAACAGTTTGAATATGTATTAGATACATCACCTAAGAAGAATAATGTTTCCATAATACGACCAAAACAAATATCCTATCACTCTGGTATTCCAACAACGGATACATCACAATCAAGTGGAACTTCTGTTGCTTTAAACGGTGGTTACTTTGAAGTAAGACCATCTCAAAACTTTAACTTTAACAAAGGAAATGCCTTTGCATTTAGTTTTTGGGTGAATGTTCCACCAACTCAATCTGACGAGAATTCTTCATACAACTATCTGTTTAATAAGAATTACTCAATAGATGGTGATTACGAATACGTTCCAAAAACAGGAAGAGGAACATCGAATCAATACATTGCAAAACGGTCATCTCAGTATCCGTTTGATATTACATTCAATAATAGAACTTCTGGTAATCCATTTTCAATTAGCTTCAAGCAGAGCTCTGGAAAGGAAACAAATGAAGTAATATCGAGTGCATTAAATCCGGGTCAATGGTATCACGTTGTTTGTCAAAAGAGTTCTAGCTACTATCAAATTTGGTTAGATGGAACATTAGATTCTGTTGTCACCGCATCTGTTAGTGAAGGGACAACAAATGAGAACAACTTCTTTATTGGAAGTAATGGAACAAACACTGGAACTTTTTCTGGTTCATTAGATGAAATAAGAGTTTACAAAAAAGGATTATCATCTAATGAAATCTCATATTTGTCAAACAATAGTTTCCAAAATGGATACGCATATCAAACGGCCAGAATAGGAAACATATTCTACAAATCTGGAACTGTTGTTGTTTCTGATCCGAGACCTAAGTATGCAAATGCAATGATGGGACAGTTTGGAAACTTTGATTACGGTGGAACTTCTTATGGGTTTACGGGATCATTCAGATCAACAACTACTTTTTACGAGCACGAAGTTATTTGTAAAATACGTAGAAGTGAATACAACTTTACACTAAATCCAAGCATACGTAAGGATAAAGACCCGTATGCAGACACGGCAGAAGATTATGTTACAAGTTCATTCTTTAATCCATACATAACAACGATTGGACTTTACAATGAGAACAGAGATCTTGTTGCTGTTGCTAAATTGGCATCTCCACTTGAAAAGAGAGATGACGTAGACATGAACATCATAATTCGATGGGACGTATAATGAAAAGAAATGCAGTCGCAATAAAACACGGATTCCGTAGTGGTCTCGAAGATACCATAAACGAATCATTGGTGCAGTCAAAAAAATCTTTCGGATATGAGACCGAGAAAATCTCATATGTTCAACCTGCAACCGATCACACATACACTCCCGATTTTATTCTTCAAAAGAAAAACGGCGGAACTTTGTATATTGAAACAAAGGGTAGATGGGTAAAAGCAGACAGACAAAAGTTCGATTACATATTCGATCAACACGAAAACATAGACATCAGGTTTGTCTTTCAAAATCCAAATGCAAAACTC